CCCAAGGCAACCATGGGGCGAATGGTTAGGCAGGCTGCTGGGTCAGAACAACCACCTCAGCCATACCGAAAGAAACTGCTTGAATGGATGTGCCCCAACCTGTGGCTGTTCGTTGACAAGCTGACACCCAAGCCTGAAGACCTAATGTCTTGCTTTGAATATGCGTATCGACGTTACGGCATCAATGTCTTTGTGATTGATAGCTTGACCAACATGGTCAGGCAGGATGATTACGAGGGGCAGCAGCGCTTCATCGAGAAGCTGGTCAACTTCAAGCTGGCATTCCCTGTGACCATCTTCATCGTGACCCACGTCAGGAAGGGTGAGTCAGAGTATGCGGCGCCCAACAAGTATGACGTTAAGGGTTCCGGCTCTATCACCGATCTTGCTGACGGCTTCCTTAGTGTCTGGAAAAACAAAAAGAAAGCTGAACAGATCGAGCAGGCAGAGATGCTGGGCGAGGAGCCCGACGAGATGTACACCAAGCAGTGGGATACCTACCTCGAGGTATTGAAGAACCGCAACGGAATGTATGAAGGCAAGGTTGGCTTTGAGTTCGACAGCAAGAGCTGTCAGTACAGAGATAGAAAGAACGGCAAGGCTCGTTACTACATTAACTATTCAAAGGAAAATTAAATGGATCAGGAACAATTTGCACAAAAGATTAGGGAAGCGGGCATCGCTGTTGGCAAGGCTGAGTACGAGTTATCGAAAGCCGATGCTGATGAGAAGAGGATCGTCGCGCAGACCATGGTCGTGGCTGAGGCGCAGGGCGCCAAGACAAATGCCGCGCAGCTAAGAGCTTCCGACGAAGACTGCAATGTGTACGAGGCTCGTCTGTCTAGGGGTAGAGCCAAGGGAATGCTGGCTGCTGCCAAGTCAGAGATGCTAGCGGCTGAAGTCGAGTTCAAGGTCTGGCAATCCATGCTCGCCAGTGAGCGTGCAGAGCGGAGAGTTTACGGGACATGAAGGGACGCGGCGCGAATGCGATTGACAAGAAATGGATGGACGACATCACCCAGCTCGGCTGCTGTGTCTGCCACCGTCAGTTCAACGTGTTCTCGCCAGCTGAGGTGCATCACATCGACGGCAAGACCAAAGAGGGGGCGCACCTTAAGTCGATACCCCTTTGTTACAACCATCACCGAGGGGGTGAAGACAATGCCAGTTATACCAGTCGCCACCCGTTTAAAAGAAAGTTCGAGAGCAGGTATGGCACGCAGCTAGAACTGCTTGAGTGGACACAAGGGAGGATCAATGAAATTCACGGAGTTTGACAAGCTACAGCTGACCCCCAAAAGGCAGCGACAACCCAAGGGGCATTACCACTTTGACCCAGAGCCAGTGAAGCCGACGCTTATGCGTCTGTGCGATTGCTTAGCGACGACAGATTGGACCAAGCCCTGTAAATATTGTGGAAGGAGTAAGAGAAAATGAGCATCAATATGACAACACCCGCGCAGTGGGACGCAGTGAACAAGCCTAAGCACTACAAGAAGAGTGAGGAAGCCATAGAGTGTATCGATGCAATCAAAAGCTCGATGGATAGTGACCAATGGAAGGGCTATCTGAAGGGTAACGTCCAGAAGTACGTCTGGCGCTACGAAGTTCATCCAAATGGGAAAGTACAGAGTCTGGAGAAAGCCAAAGTGTATTTGCAATGGCTGATCGAGGCTGAGAGTTGATCAACGGTCGAGCTAAGGGTCACGCGTTTGAGCGGGAGCTTATCAAGAAATTTCATGATGAGTTCGGTGATTGCGCGTCACACCTGAAGCGGAACCTCGACCAGTACCAGACCTGCGGCAAGGCTGACATTGAGTTTCACAACCTCATGATCGAAGCCAAGCGATACGCCAGTGGGCACTGGTACAAGCCTGAGTGGTGGGAGCAGGCTAAGACCTCGGCAGGGGATCAGTTTATACCCGTGCTGATATACAAGTATGACCGCCAACCCATACGCATGGTATTTCCGTTACGGACATTCAAGGAATACTCATTTAAAACTGTCGAGACAATCACGGTCGATTGGGAGACAGGCATCTTGCTGATGCGAGAGTTATTAGAGGTTCCCGATGAAGCCAGCACAGTTCAACGCCGAAATTAAATTAGCGGCGAAAAAAACCTACTACCCCCAATGCCTCCAATACATAGAGGATAACCTAACCCCAGAGTTTCATGATCTGGCAAAGGCAACACTGGTCTACTACCTGCCAAGTAACATCCTTGACCTGCCCAGCAGGGAGGAGAGAAAGGCGGCGATAGAAAGCATTCCGCATGACGCAACACCCAGCCACACTAGGCAGCTGGTAGAGCATGGCGTTAAGACGTTGTGGCAGAAGGGGCGCAATGGGATTTCAAGATGATCTAAGGCGAGGCGTGGCTGTTGAGGATGATCTGCTTCGACGGCTGCGTACCATCTTCCCAAACGCCAAGCGAGCAGAGGGGCTGCACCCTCAGTGGGACATAGAGATTCCTGAGCTGGGTAAAACTGTTGAGGTTAAATACGATCCGATGAGCCAGAAGACCGGCAACATTGTGATTGAGTACTACCACAACAAGCCTTCGGCATTTAGTATTTCTATTGCAGACTACTGGGTGATTGTTACAGGCAATGGGGAGTATTGGTTTAGCAGGGAGGGGATACTGGAGTGTATCTTGCTGGAGGGAATGGAGCCGGTCTGCTTTACTGGTACTACAGACCGGCATCCAAAGTGGGTCTTTCTTATTCCTAAATGCGTTTTAATTCGATACTCAAACGCAGTGCTAGCAGGGCAACCTTAGGCATCGGCTGTTTACGGCTGCCAGTTCTCAGCCAGTTAATCACCCCGTCATACTTGACCTGAAGCACGTCGGCTATTTGCTGAACGCTGAGGTCATGCTCTTTCATCAGCCTAGTCAGCTCTTCGTTTGCTTCCATTCTGTTTTCTTCGCTTTTCATAGTATTCCTGTCTATCTTTTACGTGGAGCATGGCGCCGCCAAATGCTGCGGCAAATATTGTAAGAGCGATTATTGCGATTGCCCATTCTAAATAAATCATCGGAAATCTCCCATATCAACGACATTGTCAGTCAGGGGTCTGATGCGGCATTCAGTTTCGTACTCCATGTAGTCAGCCAGCCACTCATGGTTGTGGGTTACGCCCCAGAGATCGGTGTTCAGGTCTTCGACCTTGGCGTACTCGACTGCTGCGCGAATGGCGTATGGGTGGATGTCGGCAAACACTCTGCGGGTACTTATATCGCAGGATGATATGGCTGAGTGCAGATCGCTTAGGGCTTTGGCTATATGCTCGGTTCTGGTGTCAGCAATGCCAGCTTGTTTTAGTTTCTGTTCAAATAAGAACATAGGTCTTCCTCTCTTTGGTTAGTTCATGCCACGCTACCCGCAGATCGCGTCGCAGAAACTGACAAAAAAGAGACGCCGTCCATAGCGTCGAATCGGTGCTGAAGCCCAGCACAAGTTGGGGGAAACTTCTAAGTACACAAATGGGTTCAAAAATTACTAATTATGTACAGCGTAAATGTGCAGATAAGAAACGATGGCTATAAAGCTAAACAGCAGGGTGATTTGAGCCGCCAAGAGATAACGTCTCACCAGTTCACCTCCGCGTATTCTGTAACCTCGTCGCTGTCACATTCGGGGCAGTGGTAGTAGACGCTGACCCTGTCAACCATTTGGTCGCCATAGGGTTCGCGGTCTATTTCTTTTGAGATACGCAGCTCGTCATAGTCTCCAAAAAACGGGCAGCTTCCACACTTCCATTTATTCATCACGCCACCTCCATTTGCTTATCTATAGCGGCTAGGGCATCTGAATATCGCGGGTATGCGCCCAGATGTTCAAATCTATCCTGCACCCACCACTCGCTGTTGGTAAGGTTATAGGACAGGCAAAATCTGTCATAAAGCATATGCATATTCATCACGCCACCTCCAGTCTGCGCTCGACAGCCTGATAAACGCTGCCGCAAAACTTGGTGTCCAGAAAGTCACTGATCACAACAATGGGGTTGCCCTCGCTGCCGTTGTCATAGATTAGATAGAACCAACCAAGGGGCAGACCGTCACTAGCGTAAGCCGAAACATAATCCTCGCCGGTGCTGGTTAGGTGCTCCAGTATTTCGGCAAAGTCGTCAGACAGGTAAAGGCAAGTCTCTTCGCCGTCGTTGACGCTGACGCTACAGTTTCTCGACAGCAGCTCATCAATCAGGATTTGAACCGCAACCCGATCATCCATATTGCAGTACTCAGGGAGTTTTAGATTTAATTGCATAATGACCTCCTCGGTCGTTAGTTTTCCAAGACCCAGTAGCTGTGGGGCACCCGTGTAGATTCTAGGTGGCTTTCCCGCACAGCTGTTTATCGTCAGGTGGACGCTGGGTTTCGACCGATAACTAATCGGTCTCGTCAGTTGGAAATGAACTTTGGTTGGCTTTGATGTGGTTGCAGGCAGTCTCGAGAGCAACCAAGGTAGAGAATCTGGCGTTGCGGTTGCCGTTGACCACGTCGCTGACCGTGTTGATATGCAAGCCAGACAGGCTGGCTATTCTCTGGCGGTTGCGCTGCTTGAGGATAAAAAGGATCATCTGCTTCCGCAGCTTTTCAAAGTCACTAGACACTGTGCGCCTCCCTTAGCTCCGAGATTCTGACCATCTGCTGGTCAATGATCTTGCCCATGCGGAGCAGCTCTTCTCGAGCCTCAACGCTGGACGGGTTGGATTGTAGGATAGCCAGCAGCATATGCGCGGTAGCTTCCCAAGTGGGGGTGCAGTCGATTATTTCAGTTGTCATGGTTGCCTCCTCGGCAGGTAGTTTTCCAAGACAGCCCGAAGGCTGTTTCGACCAGTAACTAGCTGGTCTCATCAGTTGGATTAGTAGGGGAGCTGGTAGCGCTCATCTTGAGATTCTTGCCATGCTGAGTAGGTGTCTTCGATCTCATCTCTGATGTCTTCGCGCTCCCGACGTAGCTGGCGGCGTTGATCCCTCTTAAAGTTGAGCGCTACACGCTTCGACATACGCTGGTCTTCAGTTAGATGTGGCTGGCGTGTAAGAAGCTCCAGTTCAGAAAGGATGCTGGATAAAGCAGGCAGTTCCTTCAGTCTGGCTTCGGTCTCGGTCAGCTTGGCTTTGAGTTCGCTGCAAGGGTCGATCATGCTGCCACCTCGTCTGGGTCGAAGCAGGGGTGCTTAACGAACTCGACCTGCTCGTGGGCTATGCCGTTGGCTACTCTGACGGCGTTCTCGAAGCCGTGAACAACGCATATAAACTCTGAGTTGTTGCCGTCCTCATCCTGCCAGTACAAGCAGAATTCCCCAGAGCCTCTAATGCCAGCCTCTACCGCTACAGTGTTATGGATAATATCTTTCATGGGATGCCTCCTCAGGCTTGGTTATCTAGGACACTGCCGGAGCAGTGTTTCGGCTGGTTACCATCCAGCACTTATCAACTAGAAAAATTTGGGCGGGGAAAATAAATCCCCTCACCCCTATGCCGCCTCCTCCAATAGGACGGTAGACCCGTTCTCCTCTAGGTAGTGGATAGCTTTAGAAGCCTGCTTGGCTGCCTTAACGATATGCTTGGGGTCAGACCTGAGAGCCTTGAGCCAGCTCTTAATGTAAGACTCGTGCTGCAATCCCTCATAGGGTATACCCAGCAGGGCACCGCCCATGGCTGCACCCAGCTCGGCAACCAGCTCCTCAAAGGCATAGCCCTCAGAGCCAAAGCTGTTCTGAATCTGGCGCTTCAGTCGGTCAGAGTGACCCGTCCAGTGGACCATCTCGTGCAGCAGGGTTGCGTCATGGTTCGCCTCATCCTTGAAGGCGTCAACCGAAGGCATTTTGATCACGTCAATGGAAGGGATAAAACAAGCCTTGTCACCACCGTATTGCAGGTTGATACCCAGAGACTCCGCCAGTCGATTGGCTGCACCTGTACCGGCAGCTGGTGGGGTGTATTGCTTGCCACCCTCTAGCCCTTCGATCTGGGCAACATTCCAGACTGGGAAGCATTTGTTGATGAAGCCAACTTTATCGTCGCCGGTGGCTTTATCCTTGTAGCTGGATCGAGCCATAAACCAGACATACTCGCAGCCGCCGTTCTCATCACTGTTCTTGGGCACAGTGCCACCCAGAGCAGTTGCCTGCTTGTAGGTGAGCCAGCCGGTATTGCCCCAGCGCTCAGATGCAAACCCCAGATTAAAGAAGTTGATGCCTGAGTACGGTCTGCCTGTACTGGCATTGTGGGGTACTGAGCCGTCAGCTATTGCAGCCCATGGCTTCTGCCAGCGGTCAGAGCTTTCTAGGTTCTCAATAATGCGGTTGGTTACTTTCTCGAATAGTTCGTCGTATTTCTTAGTCATGGTGTGCCTCCTCAGGCTTGGTTAATAGGTACTAAAAAACCACCCGTAGGTGGCTTTGTGGTATCTACTAAAATTTGATGGGGCGGGAGAATAAATCCCCTCACCCCAGTGCCGGACACTGCTATACGTGATAGACAACCGCTGTGCTGGTATACCCGTGGATTTGCTTGTACTGAACGTCAAAGTTCAGGCACTCCCGCTTGGGCAGCTCCTCAGCTATTGCGTCCATCCTGTCGAATAGCTTGGACTCGGCGGCTTCCTGCTTACCTCGCAGGCGGTAGCCATAGTTGCTGTCTTCATCCTCAACATCCCAGACTCGCTGGTGAGCATCGACTAGGTCACTGTACTGGCGATCTAGCTTGTATAGGCGCTGGATTTTCTTGGTGTACTTCGGGTTGATTGCTTGCATGGTTTGCCTCCTCAGGCTGGTTGGAATAAATACAATAGAATCCACTGTTGCCAATGGATTCGATGTGCTTACTCAGTGGAAGTTGCGGTGATTCTTGATCGCCCACTTCTCGATCACTGGCTGTCCGTACTCATCCTCATCTACCACTATGTAGGCGACAGTCTTTTTGACGTTGGCATATCGCCAGCCGGAGTCATTGATTGGGCTGGTCTGAACCCAGACTCGGTGAGGGTAGTTGACTACTGGTAGCCAGCTGTCGGCAGGGCTGTTCGGCTCATACTCGAAGTCGTTGCCATTGCTGTGCTGGAAGCTGCCTATCAGTCGGGACATAACGCTAAACGGTGCGAAGCTCATACCAGCACCTCCTTAGATTCTGTCTGGCGGTGCAACATAATGTCCCTGATCAATTCACGATCCACCGAATCAGCGTCGAAGGGCGTGTGGGGGTATCTCTCAAGGCGCTCAATAGTTGCAGCGACAACCATCTGCTTGGTTGCGCCAAAGTCATAAATGCCGCCTTTGCCATAAAAATCTAAAACGTAGTCAATAAAGTCAGTTGGGATGTTCATAGCTTCACCTCCGACTTGGCTTCGAACTGGTAGCCCAGCCGCTTCATCAGGGCTCGGGTCTCATCGGTCAGGGTCTTGGTTCCGGCAATAGCGGCGAAGGTCTCGCCTATCTCACATGCTGGGTAGATCACTTGGTTTCCGTATTGGTTTTTTACTAGGACTTGAATAGTCATGGGTTGCCTCCTCAGGCTTGGTTGAATAAATACAATAAAAGCCACTCAGTGAATGGCTTTGATGTGCTTACTAGTAACCGTGAATCCTTGCGTCATCCTTTCGCGCCTTCTCTGCTGTCTCTGCATAAAGACCGGCAGACTCCTCAGCTTGGTAGGCTGCCGAGCCATAGACTGGGCAGACCTCTAGAAAGTGCTCCAGCAGGGTGTTCTTGAGACCCTGACAGCTGAGGTCTAGCCCTTGGAGGTGACTCTCTAGGTTGGCAATGCTTTGATCATCTGACCCGCTGTCAAAATAACCTTCGTAATCAACGCTTGCAGTGCAGATGCGCTTATAGCTCTCAAACCTTCTGCCATTGGCAAGCTCCAGACCGGCAAACCATGCACGTCCATATTGGGTACCGTCTTCAGTGTTGATTGGAGCTTCTACAAAATCGAAATAAGTATTCATGCTGTGCCTCCTCAGGCTGTCAGTGTTTCGGGCTTACCTCGCCCCTCATCAGTGCATCAGGTAGATGCAGACACTTTCCTCTTACCGTCTTGCTACTCGCCGCTGGCTTTCACTCTCGATAACCCCAGACCTTGAACCCGCTGGGGGAGGGCAACCAGAAATCCTTTGCTGGCTGGCGGGTCAATCACGGAGACCCCGTATCCGACTGGTTATTTACCAGAAGAGACGCCACTGTAATCTCTAGGAAATTGGTTGTCAACACCTCTAGACGAAAATAATTCATTTAATTGCATATTGAGGTATAATTTAAGCACCCATAAATGAGGTTGAATCCTCTCAGATAGCGGCGCGGCGGTATGCAATTGGACATAGAAAAAAGATTTGATCGAATTGAGCAGAAAATAGACCAGCTGTCCGACACTGTCGCCATTCTGGCGCGGATAGATGAGCGGCTGGTGAGCAGTCACAAGCGACTGGATCGCCATGAGATCAGGCTGGATTTACTTGAGGGCAATATCAGGGACACCGAGCA